TTTTCACTTTCTTCAAACCCATATAAGTTTGGAATTTCTATATGAAATCCTCTACCACTAAACCATATATGAGTTTGTGTTGAAGTGTCTACTCCTTGTTCAAGCAATGTATTTATAAAAGCTATTGCTCGTTGTCTAGTATCTTCTCCGCTTTTCTTACCTCTATCAATATCAAATATGATAGTATTTAATGCATATGTCCCTTTGTATGATTTTATAGATCCTTTGTCCCTAAAATGTTCAAATGAACTTTCATCTAATAAGAATAAGCTGCGATATAATTCCTGATTAGGTTTTATATATTTAGTTATATTTTCTGGGCGAATAGCATAGGCTCTGTTTGATACAGAACCTATTGCTAATTCAATGTATTTTACGTTATTATCTGCCATGTTTTAGTATTATTCTGATTGGATATTTCTTTTAAATCAAGAACACCTATTTCTTCGTATTCTTTATTTTCTCTTATCTTACGCCATGTTCTAGAATAAGCTGAAGGCAATCTAGTTACCTCCCAATACAATCTACCATATTCAGGTAATTGTGTTTCTATATGTATTGAGGATATTACAGATATACCTTCACTTACTCTTCTTTGTAGATATTTAAGAATTATCTCTTTAGTAGTCATTAAGTTGGCATCCCTTGGAATTGATTTTCATCAGACCAAGGACTTCCTTCATCAGACGATGATTCATCTGAAGATTGAAAGTCTTTAACGTATCCTTTATTTACCGATTCTTTGAAATCATCTTTAAAGTCTTTGGTATTATAATTAGGATTTCTTGTTTCTTGCCAGTCTTTCCATAATTGTCCACCATCACGTTTAGTTTTGGTAGAAATGTAGGTTAATCTTAGGAATTCCTTTCCTAATAACCTTTGTTGTGCATCTGCTGGTAGTCTGCTAGATTGTGGGTTTTTGCCTTTGTCTAACATTATAGGCATACCTATTGAGTCAAAGAACATTTTAACTTTAAATGCTGTTGACCATCCCACTATTTCTCCACTAACTTCATCTTTCTTGTAATTTCCACCTATATACATATTAGGTTGGAAATCTTTTCCGATGTCTAATGTTAAGTGTATTGAAATATCATCTGAATATGTTTGCCAATCTTCTTTGACACCATATTTAATTTCAGCTGATGCTATTTTTACTTTATCGACAAATATATTGTCTTTATTACCTGAACTTGAATTACTTCCGCTAGTTACCCAATCCATTTTATACCTCCTATTTGTTTACTCGTTGTACTTTGTTATTAAGGCCTTGTGCCTCGGTTGCATCGTCATCATATTGTGCAATACCAGCCATAGATGCCAATGTATATCTTCTTCCATAAGAATTAAGTGATCCTATTTGTTGAGGACCTGCATTCTTAGGTATTGGTAATGCCATTTCACTTGAAAGCCATTCTCCAGATGAATGTATTAATTTAGTTACTACTAAAAATACACCATCTTTAAATCTATTACCTTGCACAAATGCTATTTCTTGTGAAGATAAATGTGGTTTACAAGCTTCTATTACATTATGTAGATCAGCAAATTTATTGTTAAAATGACCTTTTGCATTCATTGCAGCACCCTTCATACTTCCTTGTGCTTTTGATAATGCTAAGGCTATTTTACCTACACTTTTTGATTGATCTGTTACTATATATTCAAATTCAGGAATTTGCATTCCTTGTGTTTTATTTTCTTCCATTTAAGCTCCATGTTAAGATTCTAATTTACTTTATTTAAATGAATAAAGCAAAAAAAAAGAGAGCCTAAAAGACTCTCTTTTCTTATCTAAGATACAAGCCAGACAGAGGTTACTATTCTGGGTTTCCGCACGTGCCCACTTCCAGGTATCTTAGTTTGTCGGGACAAAAATCTATAGGGTAAGTTCCGACTTTAGTGATTTTACTGTATCCATAGCTTCAAGCTACTTCTTCCAACTGCATACCGTTGGCGTATTAACTTACCCCATATTTCTTATTTGCATATTTTATAAGCCCATCTACTATATATGAATTATGGTCGAAATCAGATCTTGTCTGCTTTTCTTTATGCCATGTTACATTCGTCCCAGCATTTAATAAATCATAAGTACTAGGAATTTCCATAGGCTTATAAGTTAATAATTTGTCCATGATATTTCCAAACAAAGAAACAGGTAATTGATTCAAATATTCTTCTCTGATCAGTTTTAAAGTATCTACTTCTAGTTTATCTTCTGATAAATAGCGTAGTGCTTTTATCATATATCTTACTTTATCATCTGATCCTTGAATCATTTTTACTGCTTCCATTATGTCTTTTTCATAGTTTATTGAATTTTGGTCATGTTTGAATCTAAATGATTTAAATATATCATTAGATAACATTCCATTTAGACAAACTAATCTTTGAACATATAGTTTGAATTGAAGTGCTGTAGATCCATCGTAGCTATTCCATATCATCATACCAAGTGCTACATCATCATCGACTTTTATATTATCTGCTATATTATCTTTAGATACCATTGAGTACATGAATTGTTTCCCGTTCCAAAATACTTTGTCTTTTACCCATTGGTATCCTGATGCTTCAGATATATCAGTGATCATTTGTTCTACTTTGGTATTATCTATTAATAAATAACTATCGCTTACTACACCTACTTCTTTCCATTCAGATGTATCTGTTAAATGCTCGATCTGAACTGACCAAGCATTAGATTTTACTCCCATATATTCTAAAGGTACTTTCCTAATAGGACTATACCATTCTGGTTGATTTTTCATTTTGCCTCCGTTACTCTTATCATTTCAAATGGAACTGTCCAAGACACTCCATTTACATCAACTACTGCTCTAGATCTATTAACTTTAGTAATAACACCTTCTTCTATTCTATTAGAACCAGATATTCTTACTTTTTGACCTATATTTAAGTGTGTAGCATTATTAGATGCTAATTGTTTTCTTTTAGATTTTACAAAATCTACTATTTTTGTAATATCATCTAAACTATCTATTTCATTAATTAGTTTTTCTAATGTCCACATTCTAGTTTCTTTTTCAAATTGATTAGATTCATTGTTATCAGGTAGTGGTCTACCTTCTTCATCTATTGCCATTTTTGACCTCCTTTATGTCTATGACATATTTATTTGGATTTTTTGTTATTGTCCCTTGTTTACCGCTAGGTTTAAATGCTGGATGTAATTTTATATTCAATTTAATACCGCTTTTTAGTTCTACAGTTCCAACAAATTGATGGTTTTTGTTTACAAATATACCATCTTTATTCTGTTTTATCAGTTTTAAATATTTTCTTGCTTTATTTAAATAGAATTTACACATCTTGTTCACATTCTCTGCAAATGTCTATATAACCTTTAGATTCCATCATGCTTTTAGCACGATCATCTGAAGGTGTGAACCATACTCTACATTTTGTGCATTCTATTTTTATATCACTTAATTTCATTTTACAGGTTCCCTTCCTTTCATTCTGCATTGATATAAATATCGTTGTCTTTTATGCATAGTCCAAGGACTAAAGTGATGATAGTCATAAGGCTTAGGGTTACTACCCATACCTATATCTGTTCTGATTATAAAATCAAAATATTCAGTTAGTCTCATCTAAGCATTTATAACACATTCTTTCTTCTGCGTCTCCTTCTACAATGTCTTGATAAGGAAATTCACATTTAATACATGTCCATTTCATAATTTTCTCCATTTAATTAAAAGTAACAGAAAAAAAGAGAGCCTCACATATTCCTTTGCCTAGACTGAACCACCTTTGCAGTTTGATTATATCAGTATTTAGTAGCTACTAACCTTGGACTAGGACTTACAGGACCAGTTATTGGCTCTCTTAATTTTAGAATATATATCTAATTTTTTGCCAAGGCACAACAATGTTATGTAATTGCTTAAAATCTTTTATATATTGTTTTTTGTTATGTCGGTTATACCTAATATTTAAACAACCATACTCAGAAGTTTTAGGTTCTTGCAAGTCTGGTCGCCATAAATATTTTTCGCCATTTACATCGTTTATTACGTTATATTTGTGCATTTCTTTGTTATGTGTTAAGAATATACATTCTGCTTTTACTTTATCTTTTATAGATTCATCTACAATAGAATCCACAAGTTTAAATAAATCATTATAATCTTTTTGAAAGTTTTCATACATGATTATTGGTGAATAATTTAGATGAACATCATATCCTGCTTCATAAAAGTCATTTACCGCTTTTATTCTATCTACAATCTTAGATGTACCAGGTTCTAGTATATTTGATAGTTTTTGCGGCATAATACTAAATCTTATTCTGACTTTTCTATTAGCATTATAAGACAATAAGTTTTTGTTTACATATTTTGTTGCAGCAGTACCCATTGCCTTTGGATCGTTTTTAAAATAATCAAATAAGTATTCCCAATCATGATATTTAGCATGTAATACATAATCTTCATTGCAACTAAAATCATATGTGTAATATTTACTATGTGTCTGATTGGGTTCTTTAGGCCACTTTAATAGCCATAGATGTCTTGCTATAGCATCTATGATTTGTTCTTTATTTTTGGCTATTGTAAGCCCATTTTTAACATGTCTACGCATATAACAGTAGCTACATTTATATAAACAACCATAACCAAAGCTTGGTGTTATAAAATCACTGCTTCTACCAGATTCTCTTATTATCATTGCTTTTCTATTTACATATTTCATATTACTCCTTGTTTATAAAGCCCTGCTCGGTAGTCCTATTTCATACTGACGTGAGACTCACGGGCTTTATTTATTTATGACTACATTAAAGTGTGTTTCTTTAAAGTATTCTTCTTGGTACTTGCCATCCAAGATGTAGGTTTGATATTTTTAAGCCAATCTTGAACTGTTGGAATGAATCCTAAATCCTCTCTTATGTGTTGTTCTGCAATCGAACGTACTGGTATATTTTTACCATCAGAGTTATTGATTACTATTCCAAATTTCATTTCACACTCTTTAATACCTTGAGTATGATGTCTTAAAGCCCTGTGCCTAATATCAGCATAATGATCTTTTGTTTCATCAAACCATGCATGTATTCGGTGATAGTCTCCAACCCTACCACCGAACAATTTTACACTTGATTTACAATGATGAACTGACTTCATCTTTCGTATATATCATCGCCATATCCATATTCTGGATCATCGCCATTAAGATAATATTTTTCGTTAGTATCTCTACAAGAATATACATTTTGTTGACCATCTATTTGGATATTTTCTTTTTCTAAATCCCAGATTACTTGGCCTTGTCCACCTTCGTTATTATACCAATCATAATCTATAAGGTTTACAAGCTCCCAATGTAATTCAGGATCAATTTTCATATCTGGATGCTCTGTTTTAAATTTATTATATTCTTTTTGAAGTTGAACTTGATTTCTTGTGAAGTTTTTATTTTCATCGAAGTTTTCTTCTTTGCTATGATTCCATGCTTTAGTTTGATAATCATCTTCATAATTTAATCCAAGAGGTTTTAGATTTATCTTACCTTTCCATCCTTCTGCATGAAAGCATTCACCACTGTCACCAGCACCTTCATACCATACTCGTATGTATTTATATCCTAAATCTTTTAGGTAAATACCTAATTCTTTAAGATTTTTTGCTTTTTGTATTCTTTTTTGTTTTCTTTCTTTGAACCATTTGTCCATGTCCCAGTTGCTCATTGCTATTCTCCGTTTTATTAATAAAATCTTTGGGGCGATCCATTTGTTATTTACGAGGTGTCTTGAGTGATCAGCCATGTCGTCCCCCGACCTTTATTGATATAATGTTACGCAACTTCCACCAAGTTACTTTTCGAGAATATCTAGGTCATTATCCGTGCCTCTGCCTGCAAAGGACTTATGAGTTGGACTAAGTTTATATAATTGTTGGTATACGTATGCATAATCTCTGCTAGCTACGAGTTCTGCCCATGGGTATACCAGCCAGGTCTTTACATCAATCTTAATCTATTTTTGGCATATATTACCTTAGATGATAGTATTCTATCTTTTTCAGTATATTTACCTGACATAATAGTCTTTTGTATAGATCTATTATCTCTTATGAATGATTTAAGTTCGTATTTATTCATGATCCTTACCTCGTCATAAGGATTATCTACATCTAATATTGTTCTAAACATTGCTACAGTTAGATGATTCATTTGTCCCTCCTTAAATTATTTAAGAAATCAAAAAAAAAGAGAAGTTTTGTTTAGATAACATGGAGTCAATCAACTTAAGCCCTTGTGATCTTAAATCTTTTGACTCCAAATTATCCCTTTGTATCTCCTACAAAATGCCTATAAGTTTATTACAACAGATTCACCTTTACCATCAGAGGAACTAACTATAATTGATAAATTAGGAAATACTGATAATGTATTAACAACATCTAACAATTGTTCCTCCTCCCTTTA